TCAAGACCTCTTACATTCCTTGTATATTGTCTGCTTGCTGATTCAAGTGCCTGGTTTATAGATTCTCTAAAGTTTGCTGTCTGTCGTTCCTGATCCTGTAATAATAAATCAACAGTAAGACCTGCTCTACCTGATGCCTTTACAGCACCTTTTGCCTGTAATCCTCTGATAGTTGCTGCTTGTTTTTCCTGTGCCTTTGATGCCCTTGATTCTTTTAACTGTGCTGCCAACGCTTCCTGTTGTGCTGCAAAAGCTTGTTCTGCTGACCTGTTTGCTATAAGTGATGATTGATAAGTCTGGTTAGCTGCTGCCTGTGCTGCTGATCTTTGTGCTAGACCACTTACTAAGTTAAGTCCAAGAGATGCTGCAAAAAGTGAACCTACACTTCCTAATGCTGGTAACGCTGCAACACACATCTATGCGATCCTCAGAAATTCGTAGAATGGTTTGCCCTGCATACCATATTCTTCATGATATTTGATAAAGGTAAATCCAAGAGCTTTTAACCATTTGATAGCAGAATGATTCTCTGCATATACAAAATTATATAAGACTTTGTAAGATTTCAACAGGTTATCTACCCATTCTCGACCTTTTCTTATTAGTTGTATTCTATATTTCCTGTTATCAAATAAGCTATCTGTTCCAACCATCCATATAACACCACCTCTAACTACTCCACAAAGACCTATAGGAGCATCGTTATCATCAGCTATAGTCATATTCACCTTACTGCAAATATAGGTGAACTGTAGTGCCTGTAGGGGTTCTTGTCCTGTTTGATAAAATGCTTCCACCTTATCAATCTCTCTTAAATTTTTAGCCACATATTTAAGATCTTTAAATGTAGCCTTTCTTAGATGACCCATTAAATACGTCTACTTCTCATATGGAACATAGCTTCATATTCAGCACTAGCCAATGTTGTAGGTAGGAATGTGTTATTTTTTACATCAATATTAACTCTATCTGCTCTACTCATCACAGGAACTTTAAACGATCCAGACTCAAGATTTACTGATCCAATAGTGCTACTAGCTGCACCCAAGAACCTACCAGTAAATTTATGTGTACTTGTATCTCTATTATCAGGAGTGACTTCTACCTTGAAGAAACCAGTATCTTCAAACTTAATATAGAAATGATGCAGTTGTAAACGACCAGAAAGAAACTCACCACCTGCCTGTCCTCCACTGCCAGCAGTTAATCTCTGTTGACTAAACCTATAGTGCATTTCGTATGGTTCACCAATTATAAACTTACTATTTCTATAGTCTCCTGTAGCTGTAATAGTAGCTGTTGAACCATCAGTAGAGTTTGATGTAGCTACAAGTTGTCCTGGTTTTAAAGTTTGAGTTGTGCCTTGTCCATTAACAAATGTACTTGTTTCTCCACTACCTAAAAACCTACCAACAACATTCATATTGGCTCTTAACCTATAAGGAACAGTAAAGGTAGAAGTATCAGTAGAAGCGTTATAAGAAACAGAAACACCAGTAGTAGCTTCTGTAACCTTATGATCTAGACGATATTCAAACGTAGCATTAGTTTCTGTAAACTGATTTTCAAAAGGTATCTTTTCCAGTGTTATACCATTTGCTTCTTCTATTACTAAAAACAAATCACTACCAATGAAATCAACATTCTTGATAGATCTGTTTCCATTAATGGTAAAAGTAGACCAACTGTTTAATATCTTCTGATACTGCTGACCATATAACCATCTGTTGATGTATAGCTTATTAGGTTCATCAGTACCAAGACAAACCAAGACATCTGCACTTGTTGAAACTGCAAACTTAAATATGTTACTTGGTATTAGTTTTGGTACATGAACAGTGATATTGCTTGATTCTTTAATAACAAGATCTCTTTGATAAACATATTCTCTAACGTTAGCAAAAGACCCTCTTTTTGAGAGATAATAAATACTACTACCAGCACCTACAGGTTGTGCATCATCATCAGATTCAAATTCAGTTACGACTACAACGTTAGCTGTTCTAGGTGTTAAATTATCTGTTGAGGAAGTAAGAACAAACTGGGTTTGATCAGAAAATAATATTAGTTCCTGTTCTACTGTTACTGCACTTCTAAGAATAGCCACTTTAGTATGCGAAGCTGCTACATCTATAGGTTCACTATCAATTACAGATAAAACAGTCTCTGGAAAAAAGTTAAAAAACTCTGCTGCTCTTGATAAAATGACATTATCATTAGATAAAAATCCAAGCCTATTTCTAAAGAAGAAAACGTTATTGATTTTACTACCAATAAAAGAAGGGTTAGGTGCAGAATCTAAATCACCTACAGTCCTTTCTCCCCATTTAGGTAAAGTAAAAGATTGTCCACCTGCTGTATAACTATCACCATCAACTCTTGCAAATCTAAAATTACCATCTGCCTGTCTAATCAACACATGTGGCATGGTTGAATAATCAAATTTCTTTTCTATACCTAACTTTGTTGTTTCTTCCCACTGTCCTTCTTCTAATGTTCCATCTGCTGTAGTGTTATTAGTAACAAACTTAACGTAATAATTATCAAAGTTTGTTTGATCATCTCCCTTTACTTCTACTACATAACCATTAGGTGCAACTGTTGGCAGATCAGTAAACCTTTGTATGGAATCTTTTACTAAAGTCATTTGAGAATTACCTTGAGAATCACTGACTTGAATATCAAAATCTGAATTATCATTTTTAAATATTCTTATAACTGATCCATTGATTGAGATATTAAAAGTATTACCTGCTGTACCTGCTGTTAAGGCAGTTCCTGATACAGTTACACTAGACTCACTAGTAGTAAGACCAAACATTAATTTGGTTGCAACAAAAATAGTACTTAAATTACTTGTACCAGAATTGTAAGTACAAGTGCGACCATCAACCTCTAACGTATATTCCGTATTAGCTGTCACCTGATTAACAAAGACTATTGCCTGATTAGTGATACTTATATCAGATGAACCATCATTGTATATAGGACCAGTAGTTAAAGCACTGTCCATTGCTGCTGTAATGCTTGTATTAACAACAAAGGTGAAATCAGCAACACTGACAGTTTTCATGACACTTCTAGGATCAGAAGTATTTAGATATGTTGTCCCATCTGGTTTATGTACTGTCTTTTCTGTACCGTCAATTTCATAAACTTTAACATCACCATTACTGAATATTGCTACATACCTTTCATTAACATCTCTATTGATAGTTTGTATATGAACATTACCTAAAGTTGAGGTGCTGAGATTGGTTATATATTGCAGACCAGAACGCTTTGTAAGACCTGTAACAGGATTGCTATCAGCATTGTCTTGTATATCAGCATGATCAGCTTGTTTAGTATTGTCAGCAGCTTGTGAGACACCTCTTAATAAAGTTGGTATTGCTTTAGATACAAGTGCCATAGTTATCTAATTAATGCGTTTGCAGGTGAGTAGGTATCAAAGACATTTGTTAATGATGGATCTCCTCTAAGAAGATTATGATCTCCATTTGCCAAGTCTGTTTCCATCAGTATAGCTCTTGCTCTTACTTCGTCCTGTTGTGTGTAAGTTCTTAATCCATCATCACTGACTAATCTATCAACAAAGATACGAGCAGCTTTAATTGTTATATACCTTCTTGCAGGTTCTGGTATCTCATCAAAGGTTCTGAAATAGACCACAGTACAGATAAGATCTTCATCAAATTCAAACTTATTATTTAACCTGTCATATAGCTTCAAGCCACGTTGTATTGCATCAATCGTAGGGTGTTGATGAATATTAGGATCAATTCTTAAAGTATCAGTAGATAAGGCTATCTGATTAGATCCATCTCTTGTAAGAGTGACATCTATTTCCGTATTAAAAGACCAACCTTCTGATTGAACTTCTTTGTTCACTTCAGTAAGAGTTGATTGTGCCAGACGAGCATCAACAGGAAGTGTACCTGTAAGACTGTTAATAGGAGCTTCTCCTATAGCAGCTAACATAATGTTAATACTTTCCAGTTCAGTGGTTGCAGCTACAGACATGATTAGTATTTAATTTTAAGTGAGTCTCTACCACCCATTTTCTTTTTCTTTTTTTTCTTCATCTTTCCGTAAGCCATAATAATCTCCAAATAGTAAGAAAAAGAGTACCCATTGCTGAGTACCCTTTATGTGAATTAGGAAGCAGATAACTTGATTGTAGCTGCACACTCAGGTCTTAGGATTCCATGGCCTAGAGCATACTTAGCAACCATCAATGTACCTTGATACATGATTCCGTAGTCAGAACCACTGATCTCAGTTGTCATGTCCATTAATTTAACAGTACCAACTGCTGATTTATGGAAGACAAGACCAATAGTTTTACTATCGTCACCACTATATGTGTTGTTAGCACCTGATGGGTTTGATCCTACGTTTGATTGAGGTACGTTGTTACTCATCATTACTGGAATACCAGCAATCTGTTGTACACGACCAGAAGCAAATGAACCATTACCACCTGGGTTGAAGTCCACATCCACTGTCCTGGTTGCACTTTCGGCCAATTTATAATATTCGGCAGGGGGCAATACGCAGTAGCGGTCTGTAGGTGGGATATCGCGCTCGTCAAATGCCTGTGCAATGTCATAGATAGCTGCTGCTAACTCATCACCTGATACGTTTGCTGAAGATGTATTACCAGAAGCAAGAGTAGAAACTAATCCACCGTTACCACCTGTTAATGTTGTGGATGCTCTTGAGGCATTAGCAATCACCTTAGCTACGTTCTGGTCATAAGTTCTGGCAAGAGCCTTACCTAATTCATCAGCGTATGTAGCCCTAACGTCATAGTGGTTTTTTAACTCTTCTAAGTTACTTACGAAGGCTTGGGAAATTAATAGATCATCGATTGAAATAATTTTTTCATTTGCCAAGATCTGGTTTGCACCTACTAATGGTGTTCCTGGTGTGTGATATGCAGCAGTTGCTGTTCCTGTTACTGGGAACTGTGCTGATTTACCTGAGGTTATGG